TTACACCAAAGCTCTGGCCCGTTCCATGGCCTACACCAAGCAGGTCAAAGCTGCTTCCACTCTGAACAACGGTTTCAGCGGTTCCTACCTCGGTGGTGACGGCGTTTCTTTGTTCGGTGTGAACAGCTCCAGCGCTCGCGTTGGTCACCCACTGGTTGGCGGCGGCGTCAACTACAACAGCCCCACCACTGGTGTGGACCTGAACGAGACTTCGTTGGAAAACGCCACGATTCAGATCGCTGCGTGGTCTGATGAACGCGGCCTGCTGATCGCAGCCAAGCCCGTCAAGTTGGTGATCCCTCCAAGCCTGATGTTCGTTGCCAAGCGCCTGTTGGACACCGATCTGCGTGTCTCGACTGCCGACAACGACATCAACGCGTTGAAGCGCATGGGCACCATCTCTGGTGGCTACACCGTGAACCACTTCTTGACCGACACCAACGCATGGTTCTTGACCACTGACGTTCCAAACGGTCTGAAGCACTTCGAGCGTGTGGCTCTGTCCACTTCCATGGATGGTGATTTCGATACGGGCAACGTCCGTTACAAGGCCCGCGAGCGTTATTCGTTCGGCTGGTCTGACCCCTTGGGTATCTGGGGTTCTGCTGGAGCTTAATACTCCAGTTTCTAAAAAAGGGGCCTTCGGGCCCCTTTTTCTTTGCCTTGTCAAAGAGCGAACACGTGTGGTACATTACCTGTTACTAAGTCACAGGAGCTTTTATGGACACCACAAACCTTCCCAAAACCCGGGCCGATGCCAAGGCTGCAGGGGCCAAGTACTATTTCACGGGGGAACCTTGCAAGCACGGCCACATTGCCCCACGCAAAACAAAGGGTGCGTGCGTTGAGTGCTTAAAGGTTGAGTGGCAGGAAGCGGCCGACAAACGCGCTGAGTACTTCAGGCAGTACAACAAGGCGGAAGAGGTCAAAGAGCGCAAGCATGCGTGGTATCAGGAAAACCGTGAGCAGGTCATTCAGTCCGCTGCTACACGCCCCGCCGCACAGTTGCGGGAGTACAGAAACGCATGGAAGGAAAATAACAAGGTGCAGGTCCGTGCTGACACCAAAGCACGTCGTCGCAAGCACAGAGACGCAACACCCAAGTGGCTGTCGCGCGCGCAGAAGTCTGCCATTCGTCAGATGTACCAGATCGCAATTACCATGACGCAGACCACAGGGGAGCAGTATGTGGTGGACCACATTGTTCCGTTGCGCGGAGAGTCGGTCTGTGGCCTGCATGTGCCATGGAACCTGCGGGTGATCACGCAGGACGAGAACTTGAAAAAGTCCAACAAACTCGTTGACCCCACCACACCCGAGTGATATATTGCAAGCACCCCCGGACTTTCCGGTGTATCTGACGGCTCCGGGCCGATGTCATGCAAACAGATACGCCTTAACCGCATGAGGACAAAATCATGGCACGCACCACCTTCCAAGGCCCAGTTCGCTCGTTGGCTGGCTTCTACACTCAAGGCCCCGCTTCCGTTGTCAACTTGGCAAACGGCACCAACACCGTGACTCTGGATGTCGCCAGCTACGCTGGCAAGACCATCCGTACCAATGATGCCACTTTGGTCATCACACTGCCTTCGATCAACACCACTGCCAACCCAGTGACTTCTGGCCCCGGCCAAGACCCCAACACCGTCAACAACGTGGGCACAACATACACGTTTGTGGTCGAGACCACCGCTTCGGCTTGGGCTTTGAAGACCGACGGCACAGACAAGTTCATTGGCTCCATGATCATGGTTGACACTGACAGCTCTGGCGCAGTGACCGCTTTCGCTCCTGCTTCGTCCAACGACGTCATCAACTTCAACGGCACCACCACTGGCGGTATCGCCGGTACGACCGTGACCGTCACAGTGCTGGCTGCCAACAAGTACATGGTGACTGGCGTGGCTCTGGCCTCCGGCTCTGTGGTCACACCCTTCGCTGACGCGTAATAGGGGCTCAACATGGGTATGCAAACCGATATCGAAGTCACGTCGCTGGCTGCGTCGGGCACCGTTTTTGATCAGCGTACCCGCGTTCGTGGTGCACTGATTGAGCCGGGCTCAAGCGCGGGTTCCGTCATCTTCAAAGACGGCGGCTCTAGTGGCACTACGATCATGACCATCAACACGTCAGCCAACGGTGAGACTTTCTCCATGGTCGTTCCGGCCAATGGAGTGGTTTTTAAGACGGACGTGTACGTGGCGTTGACCAACGCCAAAGTCACGGTGTTTTATGCCTAAGTCCCCAGCATGGCAACGCAAGGAAGGCAAGTCCGAGAAGGGCGGTCTGAACGCGAAGGGGCGTGCGTCTTACAACAAGGCCAATCCGGGCAAGCCCGGGTTGAAAGCACCCCAGCCAGAGGGCGGCAAACGCCGCGACTCTTTCTGCGCTCGTATGGAAGGCATGAAGAAGAAGCTGACCAGCGAGAAGACAGCCAAAGACCCGGACAGCCGGATCAACAAAAGCCTGCGGGCTTGGAAGTGCTGATATGAGCAACAACCACGAAACCGCAAAGAACGTGCTGGACATCGTGTCCGTAGTGGCCACGATCGGTTCCTTTTTAGAAATGCTGACCCCTGTATTCGGTTTGATCGGTGCTGTCTGGACTTTGATGCGGATCGCAGAGATGGTGACGGGCAAGCCTTTTGCGGAGATCATCCGCCGAAAGAAACCGGATGCCGAGCAGCAGTAAAAAGCAGCATGACTTCATGAATGCCGTGGCGCACAGCCCGGCGTTTGCGAAGAAGGCAGGAGTCCCACAGTCTGTGGGCAAAGAGTTTTCCAACGCGGACAAGGGCCGCAAATTTTCAAAAGGTGGCGATATGAAATCCGATATGATGAAAAAAGGTATGCCTGCAGCTTTGGCCAAACACGCGGCCAAGCCTGCTTCCAAGGCTCACGCTGGTCTGAAGGCTGGCGGCAAGGTTGGTATGGGTGCTGTGAAGACAGCCGCCCCAAGCCGTGATGGTATTGCCACAAAGGGCAAGACCAAAGGCACCATGGTCAAGATGGCCATGGGCGGCAAAGCCTGCTGATCTGCCATGATGGCCAGTCGGGGAATGGGGGACATCGCCCCCTCCAAGATGCCCAAAGGCGTCCGCAAGGCTCGCCGGGATGACACCGACTTCACGCAGTACGCTGATGGCGGCAAAGTCAACGCTGCAGGCAACTATACCAAGCCCAGTTTGCGCAAGCGGATTGTGTCGGAAGTGAAGTCTGCAGCAACCCAAGGCACGGGCGCAGGTCAGTGGTCAGCCCGCAAAGCGCAGCTCGTGGCCAAGAAGTACAAGGCTGCTGGCGGCGGGTACAAGGATTGAGATGAAAGCCCCGCAAAAATCGCTCAAGGACTGGGGTGACCAGAAATGGCGCACCAAGTCCGGCAAGCCGTCGAGCAAGACGGGGGAGCGGTATTTGCCAGAAGCTGCCATAAAATCTCTGTCACCGGCCGAGTACGCTGCGACAACCAAAGCCAAGCGAGCGGGTAAAGCCGCAGGCAAACAGTTCGTGGCCCAGCCCAAGACCATCGCAAAGAAAACAGCAGGGTTCAGATAATGGCAACATCCGGCGTAGCAAATTTCAACCTCGATTTATCCGAAATCGTTGAGGAAGCGTTCGAGCGTAATGGCTCAGAGCTGCGTACGGGCTATGACTTGAAGACCGCCCGCCGGTCGCTCAACTTGCTGTTTGCCGACTGGGCCAACCGTGGCGTGAACATGTGGACCTTCGAGCAAGGCCAGCAGGTGTTGACCCCGGGCACGGCCACGTACGCGCTGCCTGCCGACACAGTGGACCTGATCGAGCACGTCATTCGTACCGGTGCAGGCAACGTGTCAACGCAAGCGGACCTGACCATCACGCGTATCAGTGTTTCTACCTACGCTACGATCCCGAACAAGCTGCAGCAAGCACGCCCCATTCAGATTTGGATTGAGCGCTTGAACACGCCGCAGTTCACCGTCTGGCCGGTGCCTGATGATTCGCAGACCTACACGCTGGTCTACTGGCGCTTGCGCCGCATCCAAAATGCTGGTGAGGGTGTCAACACCATGGACATGCCTTTCCGCTTCATCCCGTGCATGATTGCCGGGCTGGCGTACTACTTGGCTATGAAACTTCCCGGCGGGATGGATCGCATTCAGGTGCTCAAGGCGCAGTACGACGAGGCGTGGCAACTGGCTTCTGATGAGGACCGCGAGAAGGCGGCAGTGCGGTTTGTGCCGCGCCGTCAGTACCTTGGAAGCGGCGCATAAATGGCCAATCGGTTTGCGTCTGGCAAAAACTCGATCGCAATGTGCGATCGGTGTGGGTTTCAGTTCAAGCTCACTGAGCTCAAGAAGGAAATCGTCAAGACGAAGACGTTCAACACGTTGGTTTGCCCCTCGTGCTGGGACCCTGATCAGCCGCAGTTGCAGTTGGGCATGTACCCGGTCGATGACCCGCAGGCGGTGCGCAACCCACGCAGGGACACGACCTACTTGGTGGCGGGCGTGAATGCTGCAGGCAACGTGACAGGCGGTTCGCGAGACATTCAGTGGGGCTGGAACCCGGTGGGTGGCTCCAAATTCTTTGATGATGCGCTGACGCCAAACACCTTGGTGGCAATCGCAGAAGTTGGTACAGTAACGGTAGTCACAACCTGAAGGACATTGACATGGCAACATATCGCAACCCCCAATACAAGCCGCTGGCTGAAGCCGGTACGGCCGACAACAAAAAATACCTGCGCAACGTCAATCTGTCGGTGGCCAATAGCCACAGCAATGATTACGCGCCAACCAAAACTTCGGGCATCAAAATCCGAGGCACTGGTGCAGCCACAAAGGGCACGATGGCCCGTGGGCCTATGGCTTGAGGTGACAGATGAACTACGCCGCGCTGGTTGCAGCTATCCAGAACTACACTGAGAACTCGTTCGACTACACGTCGGACCCGTCGATCATCGACACGTTCATTGAGCAGGCGGAGCAGCGCATCTACAACACGGTGCAGTTCCCGTCATTGCGCAAGAACGTCACGGGCACGTTGACCAACGCCAACAAGTACCTGCAAGCTCCCACTGACGGCACCGGGGCGTACGAGTACCTGCTCAACAAGGATGTCAACTTCATCCGGCAGGCGTACCCCACCCCCACAGCCACCGGGCTGCCCAAGTATTACGCGCTGTTTGGCCCGCGTTCGGACGATCCCAACGAGCTGAGCTTTATTGTGGGCCCGACACCAGACGCTTCGTACGCGGTCGAGCTGCACTACTTCTTCTACCCCGAGACAATCGTCACAGCAGGCACAACATGGCTTGGTGACAATCTGGACAGCGTGTTGCTGTACGGCTCGTTGGTGGAAGCGTACACGTACATGAAGGGCGAAACAGACATGATGACGCTCTACGACGGCAAGTACAAGGAAGCGCTCGGTTTGGCCAAACGTCTGGGCGATGGGTTGGAGCGGCAGGATGCGTACCGGTCAGGTCAGGCGCGTGTCGCCGTCAGTTAACAGGAGTCAGTCATGGCAATTACTCAAGCAATGTGTTCTTCGTTCAAACAGCAGATTCTGCTGGGCGAACACGATCTGGACACGGACGTCATCAAAATCGCGTTGTACACAAGTGCAGCTACGCTGAGCGCAGCAACCACCGTCTATTCCACTTCTAACGAGGTGACAGGCACAGGCTACACGGCCGGAGGCAACACGCTGACCGGGGCCACAGTTTCCCTGTCCGGCACCACGGCTTTCGCGGACTTCTCGGACACCACATGGTCTGCGGCCACGATCACTGCGCGTGGCGCGTTGATCTACAACAGCAGCAAGTCCAACAAAGCGATTGCGGTGCTGGATTTTGGCGGTGACAAAACGTCCACTGCTGGTGACTTTACGGTCCAGTTCCCAACCAACGACGCAAGTAGCGCGGTCATCCGTATTGCTTGATGGTGTCTGAGTGGCGTCATCCGTTGAATATGTAGGCTGGGGATCAGGCCCTTGGAGTCGTGGCTCTTGGGGGCTTAACCTCACCGAAGTATTTGTTGATGGCGTTCAGGCAACGGGGCAGATTGGCTCTGTGGTGGTGGCTGCTTCGGCAGTCGCTGTCGTTTCTGGGGTTGAGGCCACGGGCGCGGTTGGAACTGTTACCGTTGCTGCGGGGGCTGTTGCGGCCGTCACAGGTGTCTCTGCTACCGGCCAGACGGGCACAGTTACCGTCACCGGCAAAGCCAACGTGTTCCCCACAGGGGTGCAGGCTACGGGCCAAGTCGGCACAGCCACAGTCAGCGCGGATGCGAATGTCCCGGTCACAGGCGTAGAGGCCACTGGAGCTGTCGGCACGGTCGTGGTTGCTGCCGGAGCCATTGCGGCGGTGTCTGGTGTTCAGGCCACGGGCGATATTGGCACAGTTACGGTGACCGGCACGGGCGTCATTGACGTCACAGGCGTTGAGGCCACGGGAGAGATTGGCACCGTCACGATCCTGCTCAACATCATTGTGCCCGTCACAGGGGTGCAGGCAGAAGGCCAGATCGGCAGCGTGTCGATCAACGGCGGCGCAGTGGTGCAGGTCACGGGTGTGTTTGCTGTGGGCTACGTTGGCTCAGTCAACGTCTGGGGCCTGATCAATGACCTCCAAACCGCCAACTGGGCAGCAATAAACGATACTCAGGCAGCAAACTGGACGGCTATTGGTGACACACAGTCACCAAACTGGCAAAATATCACTGACGCTCAATCACCCGGCTGGGCGCAGGTCGGGACAACGCAATCTCCGGATTGGCAGCAGATCGCTGCGTAAGGAAACACATGGCAACAGCATACACCTCTCTTCTCGGTCTGGCCCTTCCGGTTCAAGGCGAACTGTCGGGCACTTGGGGCGACACCGTCAACAACGCGATCACTTCGCTGCTTGACACAGCGGTTGCTGGAACGACCTCCCTGACCACTGACGCAGACACCACACTGACCACCACAACGGGTGCGTCCAACCAAGCCCGTCAAGCGATCATCCTGTGGAACCCAGCCTCTGGCACCACAACCCGCAACATCACGGCTCCTGCGCAGTCCAAGATTTACACGGTGATCAACGCCTCTGGCGGCACACAGTCCATCGTGTTCCGTGGCGCAGGCCCAACAACTGGCGTGACCATCGTCAAAGGCGAGTCTGCTGTTGTTGCGTGGAACGGCTCTGACTTCATCAAGATCAGCAACACTGGCGGTGGCGGCTCGTTCACCAACGTCACCATCTCCGGCACGACCACGCTGTCCGGCCTGACTGCATCGACCGCTCTGGCGCTGAACTCCAGCAAAGAAGTGGTGAGTGTGACAAACACCGGTACAGGCAACAACGTCCTGTCGGCCTCGCCCACTTTGACTGGCACTCTTGCGGCTGCTGCGGCAACTTTCTCTGGCAACGTAACCCTTGGCGATGCCACTACCGACACTGTGACGGTGAACGGGTACATGGGTGTGGGTGTTGCCCCAAACAGCGCAATTGCCCTTTATGCTCGCGGCACCGCATTGACAGGAACAACTCAGACTGGTGTGTATTCGTACCCCACCGCCACGTCTGCGGCCACGGTTGCCCTGCGGTCTTTTTCCGCGCAGCCGGGTACGGCTGATGCAGTTTTTACGGTTGCTGACGTAGCTGGTTTTTACGCGTTTAATCCAGTAAAAGGCGCAGCGTCAACAATTACCAATGCTCACGGTCTTTACATCGTTGACCAAACCCAAGGCACCAACAACTACGGCATCACCAGCCTTGTCTCCTCCGGCACGAACAAGTGGAACATCTACGCCAGCGGTACAGCGTCGAACTACTTTGCTGGAAATGTGGGTTTGGGCGTTACTCCGAGTGCTTGGGCGTCTTCTGTTGATGCACTTGAATTGCCAACAGGGGCGTTCTATTCGTTTGCTTCCGGTTCTGTTTCCAACTTCTACACGCTCACCAATGCTTATCTGAACAGCGCTGGTACGCCGACCTAC